CACTGAAGGCGCGGCTACCTATGTAGGTGGCGACGATGTTTCGTCTAGCACCGGGGTACTTCTTTCTGAGTCAAACACCACTGTCTTTCAGACCAACGCAGACGACACTCTATACGCAATCTCCGACACCGCTGGCGCAGTCGTCAAGGTAGTCGAAGTCAAATAAGCGACTGATACAATAGAACTATAACCTACACAATCGAGCAACTGGAGCGTGTGTAGATGAATGATGAAATCCCAAGCTGGGCCATCGAAATAATCAAGCAGGTCGAAAGACTAAACGAGAAAATCCCTAGTCACATTGACTGGGTTGAGCGAAACATCAAAGACCACGAGATGCGCCTGCGCATGCTCGAACGCCGTACGTGGGTTGTCGCAGGTGGAGCAGCAGTCATCGGTGCGATAGCAGCCTCAGCGTGGCAACTTTTCGCTTAGTCGCAGTCTTACTGCTTGCGTTTCTTTTTCTACCCCTGCCAGCTAATGCCATCGAAGTCACGGATGTCACTATCACCTGCAAAAGCGAAGCAGGGGACCTCAAAACCTATGATGGAGTTGGCTGGGATAACGACAATGAATATTTTGCTGACAAGGGCTACATTCCTGCTCAATTTTGTGAGGACATCGGCACGCAAGACGGCTACCCGCTCTACGACTCGGATGACCTATCTGACACCTCGCTTGGATACTATGCAGGAGCTAGGCCAGTGGTTAAGCCAAGTCCCGAACCGTCACCAGAGCCTAGCGCAGAGCCTACTGCATCGCCAGAACCTACTCAATCTCCCGAGCCAGAACCAGAGCCAGAGCCAGAGCCAACTGTAAGCCAAGAGGTTTACGACCAACTAGTCAAAGAATACGATGACTACAAAGCTTGGGCAGAGCAGGCCATAGCTGATTACAAAGGCACAATCTCAGGGCTAAGCAAAAAGATTGACTCGGTGAATGAGGCCCTAGCTAACAAAGACAAGACTATTGAAGAACTGCGGTCAGCACTCGACGCTTACAAGTTGCGAGAAACAGAATCAAAAGACAAGATTGCATCTTTGAATAAGCAACTGTCTGAGGCACTAGAGACCTTAGCCAAGTCAAAGTCTGACCTAGAAATACAGGCAGCAAAGAGCGTCGACCTAGAGAAGCAGCTCAAGGCCTCGCAAAATCGTGTTGCCGAACTAGAGGGCAAATTGTCTAGCCTAGAAAAACGAGTTGCTGAATTAGAGTCGAGTCTTTCTGACAAAGACAAGGCACTACAAAGTGCCCTAGCGGAGATTGAGACTTTGATGCAACAGCTCAAGGATGCCAAGGCAACAATTAGCGAACAACAAAACAAAATAGAACAGCTCAGGGCTATCACTAGCGACGAGGGTGCTGCACAAAATCTAGCCCTAGCCGAAGAAGTCAAAGACATCGGTATTGCAAAGCTAGCTACGGCTGAAAAAGGTAGCGAAGAATACGAAGCTGGCTTGGCTTTACTAGCAGTTGCAGCCGAGGCTGACGACCCTGACTTGCCAGAAGCAGTAGCAGCTATTCCAGTCGTGGGATTTGTCGCAGGACAGGTCTTGGAAACAATGAACGACTTAGGCAACATCGGGGCAGACATCGCACCAGAAGTGCGTGAGCGTTCTGAGGAAGTCGTTATTGCCGGTGTAATTGTTGGTGGTCAAGTGGCCTCAGCTTCAGCAGTGCAAGCAGTTAGGAGGAAGATGTGAGAGATTTTCTAAAGGACATCATTGACCAAGCGTGGACTCTGCTTGGAATGTTCGTTGCTTGGATAGTCCTAGAAGGCACGGCCAAAACGATAACTGGCTACCTGATTATTGCCACGACTGCGTTCTGGGCAATCACTTATCCGCTGCGCCGAGAGAAGTAAAATAGAAGCATGGCTAAAAGAATTTCTGATTGGCGTTTGCCTTACCCCGACAAATACATAACCGGGCATTACGGCACACTCTCTGAATACCGCAAGGCTCGAGGAATGCAACCTCACTCCGGAACGGACTGGGCCAGACCTCGGGGCACTCGTATTCCTGCCATTGCTAAGGGAACCATCCGTCTCATTCAGTATTCAAAGGTACTTGGCTGGGTTGTCGTTCAATCTGCCATGGACAAGGACGGCAAGGTTTGGTACTTGGGTTACTGCCACATGGAGCAGAAGCCGGGTTACAAGGTTGGTGACAAGCTTGCCAAGGGGCAGACGGTAGGACTGATAGGTTCCGAGGGGCAATCCTCCGGGCCTCATCTACATGCAACGGCATCCAAGACTCTCAAGGGGGTCTTCGGTCCAACGGAAAGTAAGGTCAATCTCTATGCCCTTATCAAAGAAAACCTCAAGCCTGCAACGTCGGAACAAGAGGACAAGAAAACTAAAGCGGTGGTGGAGCAAGGGCCAGTGGAAAAAATAATCTACGCCTGCCCTCACTGCAAGAAGGAGCTATGTTGAAAGACTCAGTAAAGCAGATTGTGATTAGGTCAATTGGGCTTGTCCTCGCGACGTTCTTTGGTGGCACTGCCATCGGCGCGGTTGCCGGTGACTGGCTCATGGGTTCAATTATTGGAGTCGGCTCGGCGTTCGCGGTGGTGCTAACGACTATCGGCGTTGCGGTGGCTTGGAAAGGAACGCTAGAACTAAGTGACATCCAAAACGCTTACCGCGCGGCCGTGGCAAAATCCGACTCGGATGCGGTGAAAGATTCTCTCGAGGTAATCGAGGATGGTGACTTCGACTGGGACGACGTCGAGGGAGAAGACCGCGACCCCGAACTTGAGGACTAAGCGGCTGGTCGGCCACGACGCCAACCTCTCATTGCTTGCAGTTCTCTGGCACTAAGTCCACCCCAAACTCCGTAGGTCTGGTTGGTCTCCAAAGCGTAAGTCAAGCACTCAGTTTGCACCGGACATTGCTTGCATAATTTTTTGGCCGCGGTCGTAAACTCACCTTGCTCTGGGAAGAATGCTTCGGGGTCCGTGGTCGTGCAAGGAGCGATGGTCGGAGCTTCGGCAATTGCCTTGGCAAGCTTCAGCCATTTCGCAAAATCTATCGAGTTGTCAAACATGAGAGAAGGCTATGGGGCAATTTTCAGGGTGTCAAATCGGCAATTTTTCGAACACGTGTTCGCACAGATAAACACTGGGCAAAACTACCCATTTCTTTCAGAATCGACTTTCGCGTTTATACGCTTGTACTCGTCGCTTGGAGGGGGTCAAAACCCCTTAGAACGCATTCTACGGCCTCTCAGAGGCAAGTCTGATTTAGCCAAAACCGTCACAAAAAGAGCCGTTCGAACAAACGTTCATCGCTCATCTGGCGAGGTTCCACCCCAAATTCCGTGCCTCTGGTTGGTCTCCAAGGCGTAGGTGAAACACTCTTCAATCATGTCGCACGACTTACAAATTTTCTTCGCGGCCTTCGTCGTGAGCAATCGCTTCTCTGGGTCAGGCTCATCCTCCGGAAAGAAAAGGTGAGGAGCTTTTTGGCATTCAGGGTCGACCTCATGGGTACGTTTCAAGAACGCCATGTAGCGACTTGATAGATGTCCGTGACGAGCCATAGACTCAGGCTATCGAATGGAGGTAGGTAATGAAGGAATACGCACCGGAGAGTTTCAACTCTGCAAAGTTGGTAGGAGTCTTCGAACAAGGCACAAGTAAGTGGCATGAGGCAAGGGCCGACGGCTTGGGTGGAAGTGAGATAGGTGTTGCACTTGGTCTTTCGCAGTGGCAATCACCCTTTCACCTCTGGGCAGTCAAGACCGGACAGATAGAAGCACCGCAAGTAAACAACTGGGCAATGCGTTTCGGGCAAAAGTTTGAGGAGCCAATTCTTGAACTCCTCCAAGAAGAACACCCGGACTGGGAGTTGTACAAGACTGGGACCTACCGGCACGGAGACTACCCGTTCTTTACAGCCAACCCCGATGCTCTTGCAAAGGTCGACGGCGAGTGGGTCATCGTCGAGGTAAAGACTTCGCGCAACTACTGGCACGAGATTCCACCTCAGTACATTGCGCAGGTGCGTCACTACATGGCGGTAATGGGAGTCAATCGTGCGGTCATCGTAGGAGTGGTCAACATGGCTTGGGTCGAACACTGGGTCGAGCGCGACCAGTTTGAAGAGCAGGTTCAAATTGACGCCGGAGTGAGATTCTGGAACCATGTCCTAGACGGAACACAACCAGACTGGGACGGAGCCGAGTCAACCTATGAGGCGGTCCGAGCAATGCACCCAGAAATTACCGACGAGGAGGTCGAGATTGACGGGCTACACCATTTGGCTAATCTGCAAAGCCGTTTCGATGAAGCTGAAGCAGAGCTTAGGAAAGCGAAGTCGCAAGTCATGAACGCAATGGGCAAAGCAAAGCACGCTTACATGGAGATTGACGGAGAGAAGGTGCGAGTGGCAACTCGCGAGGCAAGGATGCAGGGCCGTCCCTTCCTAAAGGTGAAGAAGTAATGCTGGTCATGCTGGGAGACACCGTGACGCTGGTCAAGCAAGACACTTGGATTACCGGTCAGGTCGCAGGCGTCGTTCTAAACGACAAGCGCGAACTCGAGAGGGTCTACATTCACAACATAAATGTCCCGTTCTATTTGTCGGACGGGTGGCGTATAGTCGACGACGAAGAAGAAGGAGAAGAGTTAGATGGCTAGATTCAACCTAGAGGATTACGAGACAGTCGAGGAGCGTCTGCGCAGGGCGCATGAGATGTACGAGGACCTTCGCATTACGACTGAGTGCGTCGTGGCAGGAGTCGACGGCAAGTGGCTCTTCAAAGCTTACGTCTACCTCACGGCAGGTGACCAAGCAAACGGACTTCCCAAGGCTACTGGCTACGCATCGGAATCTGAGGGAGGACCTCAGTCTGACTGGAAAGCCGAGCTTGGAGAAACGTCAGCAATTGGCCGCGCCTTGAGCAACATGAACCTCAGTGGCAATCGTCGCGCCTCTCGTCAGGAGATGGAGAAGGTAGTGCGCTCTGAGACCCGGGACTACGTCGCAGAAGCTAGTAAGCTTACAGACGTCGGGGAGCTAAGGCTTCTCTACGCAAAGGCCAAGGCCGCCGGTGCAACGGCAGACGTCTTGGAGAAGGTGAAGGCTCGTGGCGAAACACTCGGTAGCGATAGCTAAGATTGCGGAGCTTGAGTCTGCCTATCTCGAGGCACTTCACTCTGGAGACAGCGAAGAAGCGGCCTTTTGGAATCGAGAACTAATCCATCATTTATTGAGGCTAAGTGACACCATCAGAGATTCAAAAACAGCTAGCGGAACTGACAGCGGAGAACTCTAAGGGCGCGGAAGCTCTTTACGAGGCCGAGGTCCAACTGGCCGAAGCCGAACACGCTCTTGACCTCATCGAGCAGAAGGCTTTCATAAAGCACTCGGGAACCGTGGCAGACCGGACAGCCTTGTCACGCCTCGAGGCGGCCGACGCGCGTCTTGAGCGCGACTTGTGCAAGGCCAAGGCCAACCGAATCAAAATGAAAATACGAGGACTTGAGACGGCAATTATGGCCGTTCAAACGCAGGCTAAACTAATTCAATCCGAACTCAGAATTTAGGTAGCCATGGCAATCACTCGCAAGATGTCTCTTCAACTTCGCGAGCGTGACCCCTACTGCGTCCACTGCGGAGCTGACACTGAGTTGCAGGTCCACCATCGGCAGAACCGTGGCATGGGTGGCCGGCCTAAGAACTCACTCGACAAGTTCGACAACCTCATAAGAGTCTGCTCTTGGTTGAACTACGCCATGGAGCAAGACCCAGCGGTAGCTCGTGAGGCACGCGAAAAGGGCTGGAAGCTTGGGCAGTGGGAGAACTACGAGACACCGGTCTACGACCGAATGCAAGACGCATGGTTCATTCTGACCCCTAAGGGAGACAAGGTGCAGGTCGAGGAGCCGACAACCCTTTTCTAGCGTTACCAATTCGTTATAAATAATTTTTCCAAATTAGTTGCTTATTGTGATTTATTGTGTATAGTTATTACTAACACAAGGAAAGGAAACCAAATGGCAAAGACCTACACAATCACTTTCACCGAGAAGGAAATCAAGACAATCCTTCTAGCAATGCAGACCGAGAAGGACTGCTACGACTACGACCACGAGTACACCGCCGAGGACCGTCAGGACATCAAGGCGATGGACCGCATCGAGAACAAGATTTACAAAGTCTGGTAAGAAAGGAAACTAAATTGAAAATCACAACAGAACTAACCGTACACGGCAGGCAGATTCAACCCGGGACAGAGTTGTCCATCACCAAGGAGCGAGGACGCTACCGATTCATGAAGCACGTCGAGAACAACGGCGTCGAATGGATTGACGTCTGGGGCGGACCCAAGGGCCGGGAGCAGACCCGTAGCTTTAGGCTAGACCGAATCAAGACCGTACACTACAAGAACAAGACAGACAAGAATCTACTGGCAGAGAGGAGGGCTAAGTGAAGGACCCAGAGCTTCTCGCCTTCGAGATGAGGCAAGCCGCACTAAAAAGTCCGG